AAATATCTTATTGACCCGTACACAACAGGCGATAAGAAATGACATTACCCGTCTTTCTTACTTTGGTAATCAGGCTTCCAACAATCCTAACTATGACTCATTGGATGGATTTTGGACTGTTTATTACCCTCAGTTAGTTGCTGATGATTTGATTCCAAGAACCAATACAGGCTCAGGCTCTGACCTTGTAGCTGGTGATGGCTTTGCGATTCTTCGTGCAATCTACGACCAAGCACCTTTGCAGTTAAAAGGTTTACCCGCTAACCAAAAGGTGTTTAATGTAACTGGTTCTGTATATTCTCAACTTCGCGAAGACATCGAAGAAGGCGGCGGCGGTGACTACGGTTTATTGCAGTTAATCAACGGGGTTGAGCAATTTACCTTCCGTGGTGTGCCTGTTGTGGCTCAATGGAGATGGGATGACATCGCAACTTCACTTGGAACAACTAAGCCTCATTATGTGGAATACACAACGCCACAAAATAAGGTTATTGCAACCGACGTGTTGAGTCCTGAGACGGCTTTAGAACTTTGGTATGACCAGAAGGACGAAAAGGTGTATATTAAGGCTCGTTTCAAGATGGGTGTTAATTACATTCACCATTCATTAATTAGCGTAGGCTACTAATCTAAAATAAATATGAGTGCAATAACAAGCGGATGGCTTAATCAATGTGTCGATGGAACTTGCGCTGGCGGTATCGGTAAACTTTATATCGCTAATGCGAATCAAGTTACTGGTTTTACTGCTAATTCAAGCGCAGCGGTTACAGCGATTACAATGTCATCAACTGCCTCAGTATTTTACGAGGTGGAATTTAGGGATAATTCGGGAGCATTTACGGAAACGGTAACACAAGACCCAGATACTTTGTCGGTTGCAGTTGAGCAAAGTTTGGTTGGTATAATTAACTGCCGTGACCAAGAATTAAGAAACTTAATTCAAGACATGGCGGGACAGGCTTGCGGATTGGTTTGTGTCCACGTTGAAAATACGGGTAACTATTGGTTATGGGGTGCTGAGGTTATAGGCTCAAAGAAAAGACCAAGTAGGCTTACAAGTGCTGAAGGTTTATCTGGTGCTTTGTTTACCGATTCAAACCAAGAAACATTGACGATTACTTGCCGTACCACAAACAAAGCAAGATTTATTGTTAACGGCGAAACAGTGATGAACGCCTTAGATTAATAAAAAATGATAGTTAGGGATAAAAGTAAACTGATGATTTACGTCGGGAATGACCCAACGGGAAAGGCGGGAATACTAAAGAAGGCTATCGGAAATTTTACACAGGCAGAACTAAGGGGTTGGCATAGCGTCAACCCCGCATCTGTTAGCCAACACGTCATTTTCACGCCTGAGAAAAATACCTATGAGCCAAATAAAGAAGACGATTCAAGCAGTACCGAACAGGGCTAACAGGAATTTAAAAAGAAACAATAGCCCTTTATTGGCTTCCGTTACTTTGGATACCTCAAACACTATGTTAGTGCAAGAGGATATTTTCAATGAACCTTCAAGAGAAAGGCTTGATTTTACAGGCGCAAAATGGGTTAGATTCTTTACCCAAAAAGACGACTTTTTAAAGAGTCTTATAGCGATTGTAAACAATTCCCCAACGCTTAGGCGTATTATTGAGGATAAAGTAAACATGGTTGTAGGCGATGGATTTATCCCAATGAAAGGAAAGTCTAATACCTTACTTACAACATCAATGAAGGGTGAGGTAATTACGGATGATTCTTTAAATGAGATTGAGGAAGTTATAGGGCAAGTTAACTTGCACGCACAAAACTTGCAAGAGGTGCTTGGTTCATTGGCTTTTGATTACGATGCTTTTGGAAATTGCTTTGCAGAAATTGTTAGGGGAAGGGTTGGTAGTCAGCCTTTTACTTATATTTATCATGTTCCCGTTTATAACATTGGAATAAGAAAAGCAGAGGCTGACCAGATTATAAGGTCAGTTGGCATTTATGATAATTGGGAAGAAGTACCACTTACAACTGAGGGTACATATTATGAAAGGGAAGGTTTTAGAGAAATTCCAATTTACCCTGAGTTTAAAAAATTAGAAGACGGAACGGAGCGTTCAATTATACACGTCAAACAATACGCGGCGGGATACTTTTACTTTGGTTTACCTGAGTGGATAGGCGCGAAGATGTGGGCTGAGATTGAATATAGAATCCAGCGTTTTAATACAAGCAAGTTTGAAAATGGATTTATGCCATCGGGTATTTTACAATTCTTTGGTTCAATGACATCGGTTGAGGCTAAGAGCCTTGTAGAAGGCATTGAGTCAAAGTTTACAGGAATGGGAAATAATCACAAGTTATTCGTCCAAGTTTTAAGAGATGAAAAATTAAAGGCTAATTTTATACCCACCTCAAAAGAAAGCGAAGGCGAATTTTTAAACCTTCAAAACCTTGCAGCCTCAGCTATTGTGGTTGCAAACCGTTGGTCAAAGTCTTTAGCTGGTTTTGCAACATCGGGACAACTTGGAACAAACCAACAGATACGGCAAGAAATGGAATACTTGCAAAATACGGTCATTAAACCACGTCAAAACCTTTTGTTATCAAAGATTATTAACCCGTTCTTAAAAGAAATTGGTTTATACAATCCAGCATTCACCGACGTATCGTTTGGTATTTCCAACACATTACCCGTGTCTTTCATGGGTGAATTAAAAGTTGAAGAAAACCTTTCGTTAAACGAGAAAAGAGAAATATTGGGTTACGCACCCGTAGAAATAGAACAAACAACCCCAACGAATGAGCCAATTAATACAACCGAGTGAAGTAATAGCTGGAGGGGTTGCACGTCCAACACCAGCGGACATAAGACTTGATAAGTCGCTTATTAGCCCACATATTCAAGATGCGGAGTTCCGTTGGATTGTTCCCGCCATTGGCTTGACTTTATATGATTCAATGGTGACAGACAAGGGAAGTTCAACCGCGTTTACATCAACGGCTTATCAGGACATTTGGGACAAACAATTAAAATCCTTTTGCGCCAATGCCGTTCTTTACGAAGCTTCGCCTTACATGGTAATGCAACTTGGTTCGAATGGTTTGTATACCTTAGACAATGAGTATGGGCAAAACGTCGGGGTTGAGGGATTAAAATTTTATCAAGATACTTTGTTACAAAGGTTAGACGTAAAAAAGAAAAGGATTAAAGATTTGCTTTGCAATTACTCAACACCATTGACCGCGTTTATTCCAAGTGCCATCGGTTGCCCTGAGTCAACTTGCGACGAACATGAAGAAGAAATAACAGATATTTACAATACTTTAGGAATTGTGTTATGATAGAGAAACCAAAAAAAGAAAGACGTTTCCTTAAAACTTTAGGGAAAATCGGTGAAATATTATTACAGGAAATTTTATTAAAAGTGGGTAGTAATTTGGTTAAAAGGATTGGAGGCAAAAAAACATTGCCTTCGATTCTTTTTTTATTCATATCAATTTCCCTTTATGGTCAATACCCAGCAACGGGCAATAAGCAACGATTAGGTTATCAGACTACGGGCGACGGGCTTGTGTATCGGGGTAGGGCTTTAGACACAATGACAATAAAATCAAGCGGTTTAAATAACGCATATTTTATTCTTGATACGGTAAATAATATTCTTTACAATTACATTAAAACTAAAGGCGGCTGGAATTTTAGTAATGGAGACACAATAATTATTCAAGGCGTCACGATGCCATTTGATTCTATTACCTTTAATACGACAAAAGATGGCACGGTCGGAGTTGGCGAAGTGGAATATAATGACACTCAAGGTTCTTTAATACAAGGCTTAAAAGGAGGCTTAGTAACAAATGTTATTGGGCAACAGTTGCATCAAAGGGTAAACAATCGCACGGGCTCAACGTTAGCAAAAGGAACGGCGGTTTATTTATCAGGAAGTCAGGGTAACCGAATAACCGTTGCAAAAGCATTAGGTGTTACCGATGCTTTTTCGGCTAACACTTTTGGAATAGTTTCCGAAAGCATATTAAATAACCAAAGCGGATATATAATTACAGAAGGATTAATTACAAATATAAATACAAGTGCTTTAGTCGAAGATTCAGCGGTTTACCTTTCGCCAACCGTGGCTGGTGGATTAACATCAACAAAGCCTCAAGCACCTCAGCACACCGTTTATATTGGCGTTTGTGTTAAGAGTAATGCTGGGTCGGGAGAATTATTTGTTAAAATTCGTAATGGTCAAGAATTAGACGAATTGCACGATGTTCGAATCAGTAATCCAGTAAATAATGCAAGCCTTTATTATAAATTAAGTGAAGGCATTTGGAGGGATACAACGCCAACACTTTTGGTAAGCGATACGGCTTCGATGCTTACAAATTATTTGCGAACTGGTGTTGCAGCGTCGACTTATCAGTTAAAGTTAACTAATCCAATTACAGGAACAGGAACAACAAATTATTTGCCAAAATTTACTGGTACATCAACCTTAGGAAATTCATCTATTTATGATAATGGAAATATAGGAATAGGTAATAATAATCCTACGGTTGCAATAGACTTATTAAATAGTACTTCAGCACAATCAGCAAAAATAAGATTATCAACAGAATTTGCGGGTGCAGTTAGAACTTTAACGATTGGAAGTGGTGACGGTATAACATGGGATTTACCTGGTGGAACATCACAAAGTCCTTATATTGATGTTATGGGCGGGGATAATTCAGCTGGAGGCGGTAATTTTATAATTAAAACACAGTCAAGCAATAGATTTACGGTAAGACAAAATGGTAATGTAGGAATAAATACTACAACTCCATCTTTTTTACTTGATGTAAATGGTACAACTGGTTTGCAAGGCGCACTCACCGTAAACAACGCCACGGTATTAAACGAGGGGTCAGGCGACTTTGATACAAGGATTGAAAGTGACGGAAACGCCAACATGGTTTTTGTTGATGCTGGACAAGACCGCGTTGGAATTGGCACGGGCACGCCTACAACAACACTTGACGTAAATGGAAATTTTAATGCAAGTGGAGATATAACCGAAGGCGGTTTAAATGTTTTAACCAGCGCAGATACGGCAACAATGTTAGCACCATACATTGAAAGAGGCGACACGTCAGCTATGTTAAATAATTATTGGAGGTCTGATAAATTTTCGGGAACTTTACCAATAGCTAACGGTGGAACAGGCGCTGAAAGTGCATCGGTGGCAAGAAGTACACTTGCAGTTGGTTATGTATTTTTTGAAACAACAACTGGCGGAACTATTGCATTATCTTCAAATAGAGTATCTCTTGTAATAACAGGAACAGGCTCAACAACATCTATTGATTTAACAACGGCAACAAGTGGAAGGCAATATATGATTAAAAACCTTTCAAATGCAACAGTAATAAGTAGCGCATCAAATGTTATTCCATTTTCTGGCGGTTCAGCTGGAACAGCTATTTTATCAGCGGGAAATGTTACTCCGCAATGGATTACATTAGTCGCAGATGGTACAAATTGGCATATAATGCAAAGAAACTAATAAACAAAAACATGAAAAAAATATTAATCTTTTTATCCTTGATTCCTTCTTTTGCCATTGCTCAAGATACGGTTATCATTTCCAAAATCTTTGAAGAAGATACCTTATGGAATGTAAAAAAGGTCTACGCAAGTCAAGATGTTCAAATAAAATTGTTTGAGGATTCTTCAGCCATTTATTATTACATTTTAAACGATGTCGTAGATGAGGCAAGGAAGATGACAGATGCTTTTAATATTTACGAAAACCGTAACAAGTTTTTAAATGGTTTACATAAACTTGATAAAAGCATGGTTAACGGTAAGGTGGAAAGTGCTTTTGATTACCTTTCTAATTTATACGCCTCATTCTGGACAGGCAATTATAATGCCATTGCTAACGGTACAAAGGTTATTGCTGGGGCTGAGATATTCGTAAATAATAAAAACGAATTAAGGATTAAAATTGGCGAAAACATTAACAAGCCTTTTATTGCCATTGCCGATACCTATGGCATAATTGTAAATTACCCAAACACAGGGGACAAATTTGTTATTTACAAAACAACAGACAAGTCCTTTAAGGATTTGGACAATAAATTAATTCTCAGGAAGCAAAAGCAAATCAACCGATGAAGGCAATAATTTACAACATCTTTAAACTTGGTTACGACGGTATTGCGTATGCTATTTGTTGCGGAGTGATTTTCTCGTTTTTCCTACCCATCAAACATTTTTTGATTTTTACAATCTTTGTTGTTTTCGCAGACACAGTCACAGGAATCATGGCGGCAAAGAAAAGGAATGAGCCAATAACAAGCAAAGGACTTTATCGGACATCGCAAAAGGTGGTAACCTATTTCTGCGGTATTATGATATTTCACGGGGCAAGTATTACTTTTGGACTGCCATCGCAAATAACCTATTCTGTCAGCTTTATCATTGCAGCAACGGAATTGTTTAGTATTTCGGAAAATATTAAATCCATAACTGGAACAAATATTGGTACAATTATTCTTAGATTTTTTAAACGTTAAAACAAATAATATGCAGACTAATTTAAAAGATGTCTTAAAAAGCGCAGACACAATAAAGTCACCATTGGGCGACGTGGCTTGTTACTCAATGAATTTTGCGGAACTTGCACAAGAGGTAAATGTACTTCTTACTGATGATGGAAAGAAGGTCAAATTTACATGGCGAGAATATGTTAAACTTGCTCAAATCATTTGGGACAAAATCAAGGAAACAAGCCGTGAATGTGCTGGGAAAGAGATTTCGGTTAGTTTACCGCCTAAATTTTCTATTATCTCAGCTGCATTTTCCCTCATCGGGTTTAAGTTATAGGCGCAGACAGAATCGCTACCTTATGCACCTGAGAAGGGGGTCTATTGATTTAGACTCCCTTTAAAAATATATAAATATGAAAGCAAATAAATTTTGTGTGTTCCTTGATGCTGGACACGGCGGCATTGACGATAAAAAAAAATTACCCTATAATTACACAACTTACCCGTCTAAATGCTTTCAGCATAACAACTCAATGTTCCACGGCTACGGCTGGTTCTTTGAAGGCGTGTTCAACAGGGAAGTGGCGGCAAAGATTGAGCAGTATTTGAAAGATTGGGGAATGTCGGTTATCAATGTGTATGACCCTGTTATTGATATTAGCCTTACTAAGCGCGTAGCAAAGGCAAACATGAACGCCCAGAACTATGAGGCTTCGTTGTTCCTGAGTATCCACGGAAACGCGGCAACGCCAACGGCAAGAGGCTTTGAAGTATTCACATCAATCGGACAAACGAAGGCAGATATTTACGCCACGTTCCTTTTTAATGAGGTCAAGGAGGCTTTCCCAAAATGGGTTTATAGAATGGATACGATTGACAATGACCCAGACAAAGAGGCTAATTTCTTTGTCCTGAGTCAAACAAATATGCCAGCCGTTCTGTCTGAAAACGGGTTCTTTACCAATTACAAAGACGCGTTGATGATGTTCGACCCAGTCTTTCAAAATACATTGGCGCTTTGTCATGCCCGTGCGGTGGTTGATTATGCAAAGACTCAAGGGGTTACGTTTTAAAATGGAAAGGGTTGACGCAACTGCCAACCCCGATTTCACCACAAATTAACTATGAACAAACGTAATCGATTTCTTAATGTATAATTTGATTTATAATCTTCAATGATAAATTTGTGACCGCGTCACCGTCGGTGCTTTTATACAACCGATATGCTATTGTAAGCATTCGCCCTTTATCCATTGCCATCATTGGCGGGTTTAAGTCTGGAAGCAAAGGCT